TTGAGATGAGCATAATAACTGCCTCTATTTCTTGTCATCTTAAGAAGACAATTGGCAACATAACTCAATTCATTAATCGACATTTTGTTTGAGAACAGATTGAGCAAGTGAAACCTGTTAGGACGCAAGTCACCATTTTCACAAGTAAATGATGGAAGAGTTTCGATACCATTCTTGTTTGAGAACGCATAGACTTCAAACGGAATATTAATCTTGCGACAGAACAGAACAAGATTCAGCAATTGCTTGACAGTATCTTCCATGTAATCGGCCATAGATCCAGACCAGTCAATGAACATAACAAGACCATGTGACTTACCATTGGGAACATTAGTGACACGTTTGAAAATGTCTTCGTTGTACATATAGGTATGAATACGCTTCATGTCGAGGTCTCCAGTCTTTGCAGTAGATGCCTTCTTCATTTGTTGTGCATTCTTACGGAGTTCAAACTCTTTGACTAGATACGATACAATCTTGTTTGACTTGTTGCGGAACTCAGCGAAACGATGATTCTCTAGATTGCCGTCCCAGTCAGTAAGAAAGTCCATACTCTTAGTCGCACTATGCAAAGGATTCTTGCAAGTCTTCAACTTTTGAATAATTTGCTTGTATGGGATAATGATGTTTTGCAAGTGAACTGTAGGAATGTTAGCGTAGATATGCTCACGATTTTCATCAGAAATTAGTTCTTTCTCATGTTCACGGAATGCTTCATCAGTATGGGCCTTCAGTTCATCATCAAATGACTCTCCACCTTTTTTACCACCATCGTCTTCTTGTTTTTCATCTTCTTCATCTTTTTCGGCAGCACTAATGTCACCATTTTCATCTTCAGAAAGTTCAGGTTCTTCATCTTCAAAAATATCGAAATTATCACGCTCTTCGTATGATCCTTCATCGTCATCATCAACAGAAGACATTTTTGCCATAGACTCTTCTTGCTTCTTACGTTCTGCTTCTTCTTTCATGTGAGCAAGAATTTTTTGTGCGGCCGCAATGGTATCTTCCCAAGTTTCAAGATTCTCTAGTTCAGTAACGAATTCACGTTCTTTTGCGGAGAATCGAATACCAAGAGAAACGCCGACCTTAAAATGTAGATTGAGTCGGTCAATAAGATTCAACTTGTTAATATCGATGCCTTTGATTTCAAAGAAGTCTCGTTCCATGAGTTCACGATATGCCTTAACAAAAGACGTACGGATACCAGGGTACTTACGCTTAACGAGTTTTTCAATTCGTGCGTCTTCTACGACATTGATAATAGACCTAGGAATCTTTAGGTCGACAATAGAATCGTGCCATCCTTCAAGAGGGGTATGCATAGCATGGCCAACTTCATGACCAATAAACAAATCATAGAGAAATGTAGAAAGGTCACTAGATAGGATAGGAATGACAAGACGGCGGTCTTTGACATGAAAGAATGCAGTAGGAACGTTTTGTTGTTCAACAATTAGATTTTCGGTAGCAAGTAGTTTAGCAAGTTGGGACTTAGAATCAATCAACATTTGAGTTACCTTTTTTTATGGTGAATACATTGTATCACAGATAACTCATTCTGTCAAGCGATATTTAGAATAAAAGTCCCCAACCACCAACCGTTCGTTCTGCAATCTCATGCACAGACCTTACAATCTCCGAACCAACACATTTTCTATTCTTATCAAGACAGGCTAATGCTGTACTACCAACACCAATGAAAGGATCAAAAACAATCTGGTCTTTATTTGTATATGCTTCTATAAAAGAGTATAACAGCTCTCTAGGATAATTATCTACATATCCTTCAATTGGTTCTACGTCAATTTTGAATGCATCGGGAATCTTATGCTCTGTTGGTTCACCTTTTTCTCTTTTAAACTGTTCTCCGGGTTTCTTAAACGTAAGAACAAAAGAATAGTTGAACCGATAAAGGTTCACATTGTATGAACGAACCCAAATCTTTTGAGATTTTAGAATCCAACCTGATTTTTCCATGATTTCTGTAATCATTTGATGTTTTCTGATTACAGTTCCTCCAGATTTTCTATCTCGGAGGATAATTGTGACAACTCCATTCTTTGGATTGAGTTTTCCAAGAGAATTTTCCATCAAATCGGTCCATGTACTTGTGGATTTATCTGGATTTTCACCAATTTCATCAAAATCGGGAGGTGAAGTGATGACATAATCATATTCAATGCCTCGTTTTAGTGTGTCGAGACAATTTTCATTATAAATTTCCCATTTATATTGCATATTTTACCCTCTACGCATTTTTGCCATGTCTTGTGCGTCTTCTTGTGAGAAAACGGGGACAGCATTAGACTTATGTAGGGTACCAATACCTAGCATTTTGTCTCCAGTATAGACATTCGACTCTTTTTTTGCGGTTCCATGACCAGACCATGTGTCAACACTACGAATTTCGGATGTTTGACGATAAGATGGGATTTCTAGAGTTGGTCTTTTGTTAGTTGTGACTTGAAATTTTGCAACTTTGGTATTTTGGGTGATACCAACACGTTTGCAAAATGCGTCATTCTCACGTTGCTGTTGCTTTGTGAGTTTCTTAGGTTTACTTTTACGAATGTGACAATGAATAATCATAGGTATCTCCTTAATAGAGATATCATAACATAGAAGCGAGTAAATGTCAAGCGTTAGAGTTCATAGTCTTGATGATTTTCAAGTTCCCATTGCTTCATTTTCTTTTTGATTTCAGCATGTTCTCTAATTTTATGCTTAGTTTTCTTTTTCTTGTTTGCCTTCGATGAATATTCGACATCATCTCGATATTCACGATCCTTTCTGAATTTGCCGACAAATTTACTCATTTTAGTTTTTAGCTCTCCTTAAGGTAATAGATTGGGAAAACACTTCTTCACAAAATTATAGGTTAGACCTGTGACTCCTTGGTCTTTCCTAAATATACCCATAATGACTTCTGCTTCTCTTGCTTCTAAATTTTCTAGCAGTTGTACAAGAAGTTCCATTCTTCGTTTTTCTGCTAATGCTTCTGCTGTTGGATGTCCTTCTTGAAACAAATACAACTTCCTAAGTTCTATACCCAAATTAGACATAGATAGACCAGGAGGTGCATCTGACCTCTTGTATGTATAGGGAAGTTCTTTTATTTTCCAACGAATTGCTGGATGATAGGTTAGTTCTAAGACTTTTACCAAGGCTTGTGATAAATTTTTGCGAATTACTTCTTCTCGTTCTCTATCATTAGGCGCTAACTCAAATTCATCAAAAACTTCATAAATGTTTTTCATTAAAATTCCTCAATTACATCCATCAGATTTCGCAATTTCTTTTCGATAAAATAGTTTAGTAGTTTGCTCCTTGGAGCAGGTTTTGTTTCATCGTAAGTATTTATAATTTTGTCTTTGATTTCTGGTGGAATATAAGACAAGTCAATTAACATTTGGTTTCGAGTGAAACCAACATGAGCAGTTTCATCATACTTCGTATGTTCTTGAATTAGATACAAATCAACTTTTTCTTTTGAAAGTACCTTCTGCCGAATCTCACGCACAAAAGTATCGCCAGGAGAAAGAATGTTGGGAATACCATCACCTTTATCTCCACGAATAATCTTTTCTTTCAGTTCTTGTGTGGGATTTTCAGATACGATAAACTTCTTCTGTGCAGGATTATATTGCTTGACTTTATATTTGCCAATATTATACTTTTGAAGTTGCAAGAAATCACCATCACTAGAAATGATTAGTACATTTTCATGTGCAACTTGACGAGGAGCAAGTGTGCCGATAATATCATCTGCTTCTGCACCTTCAACATCAACAACACGATATGGAAAATTATCTTTAAGTTCTTGCTTGAACTTAGAAAGCATATCAAAAATAAGAGTCCAATTCAAATCAGACTTCTCACGCGCCTTCTTACGTCCTGCCTTATAAAAAGGAAATACTGTTCTACGCCAGTAGTTACGATTATCACAGCACAGAACAACTTCACCATATTCATTCTTGAAATTCTTGATATGAGTACGAATCACATTAAGAATCATGTGACGAACTAGGTCTTCTTCCATCTGCACATTTTTCTGTGAAGAAATTTGTGCCATCAGACCTGATAGCAAAACTTGATTCAAATCAACGAGTATCATAATGACTCCAATTTAAGAACAATCATTATATCACACTTTCTTTTTCTTGTCAAGCATTCCTGCTTCACGGAGTCTTTTATTTTTTACTGTATTGTATTTGCGAGTAACTTTTGCTTCTTCCACAATAGTACCACATGCTTCCACAATATCTTGCCACCATTTGATTACTTTTCGTACTTGAGGTTTAGAGAAGTTACTATAACCTTCTTTAATCTGCTCGTTCGTAGAATCTAATACTTCTTGATATTCTGCAATTCTAAACTTTGAATGTTCGATAATATCTTTTGTGTGAGCTCTTTTCACTCCTAAAGAGTAAAGAACTTTATACATTTTAGTCTCTCTCCAAGTCAGAATAAACTCATCAAAATGACCTTCTATTTCTCCAATTATTTCATTGGTCTTGTTTTTGGTTCTATCTTGAATTGAAACTACGTTTTCACTATCACTCATTTTTCAAAAATGCCTTTAGATGTTTTTTGTGTACTCTTACCATTATCCATGTGTTGTAATATTCTTCGCCTTCTAATACCATTCTGCTGAACTGTTCTTTTGCTTCTAGATATCCGCATTGACCTTTTGTTTTGCATAGGTATAGAATCTCTCTCTTGAAGTTATCTTCACCCAACAGTTTAACATCATTTTGCAGTTCTGTGTTGGATCCATAGTAAGTTTGCCAATCGCTGGAAACTTTAAATCTTTTCTTTTTGCCTTTTACTTGTTTACTCTTGATACTATAGAAGAACTTCTTACCTATGTACTTTTTTTGGTTTGTTAGATTGGTGATGCAGTAGACAAATCCATATGCATCACCAATCTGTTCTTCAGTAAACTCAACGTCTTTGTATACCCAATTTAGTCGTCCCATCCTTCGTCATCATCCTCGGAGTCATCTTCGTCTTCTATATATTCCTCCGAAATATCTTCAATACTTTCACCACAGAACGGACAAAATTCTGGATATTCTGATGAGACTAATTCTTCAATATATTGCATTGAGTATGATGATTCACAACTTGCACATTCTCCTGTAATTAGTTTTTCTGTCATTTTGTTTTTCCTTGTTATTATGCCCAAACCTCAGACCAATCTCCAGTCAAAGCACCTTTTGCATAATCAGTAGCACGATTCTCAAAAAAGTTAGTGTGTGTTGGAGCATTAATCATTTCTTCAACCCAAGGTAGAGGATTGCGCTTTACTTTAAAAATACCTTTTAGACCCAAAGAAATTAATCTTCTGTCTGCGATATAACGAATATACTTCTTAACATCTTCTTGGTTGAGATTTTCCATCGCACCCATACCAAATGCCAAGTCAATAAACTTATCCTCAAGTTCTACCATTCTTTCTGCAATACTATAAATCTTAGACTTGAGTTCATCATTCCAAATTTCTTTGTTCTCTTCGACAAAGGTTCTGAATAACTTAATCATAGATTCGCAATGTTGCGTCTCATCAACAATAGACCAAGTTACTATTTGACCCATGCCTTTCATTTTTCCATGACGAGGAAAATTTAACAGCATGATGAAGGAAGAGAAAAGTTGCATACCTTCTGTGAAGGCGGAGAATACAGCAATATGAGTTGCCGTGTTTTCTTTAGTTGTATTCTTGCTTGATACATCGATAATGTAATCGTGCTTTTCTTTCATTTCCGCATACTCAAGAAACTCATTATATGTAGTCTCTGGGAGACCTAGAGTTTCGATAAGATGACTGTATGCAGCAATATGCAATGCTTCTCTTGCTGCGAACCCAGCAAGCATCATACGAATTTCTGGCTGTGGAAAATAAGGAAGATAATTCTTTACATAACCACCCGCAACGTCAATATCACCTTGAGTGAAGAATCTGAAGATATTTGTTAGAAAGTGTTTTTCTTCATTTGTTAATTTCTTTTTCCAATCTTTAACATCTTCATGCATAGGCACTTCTGTATGCATCCAATGTGATTGTTCATGTTTTAGCCACGCCTCATACGCCCAAGGATAATTAAATGGTTTGAAATAATCTCTTTCTTCTGTTAGTTTTTGTTGTGCTTTTTTAATCATTTTCTATCCTTTAAACCAAATGTATGTTGCAATTAAATTTATAAAGAAAAAGTACACATTTTGCAATAACAAAGGCATATTTTTATGAGTCTTCCAAAAATCATATATCAATATTGCATGACCTATTATGAATAAAGGAAATGCAAATTTCATGATAGAAAGTTTAAGGGAGACTATTGTTCCACCAAAAACAAAAATTGCAAACGCAATCCATTTTATATCAAAATTTTTCATCCTTCACACGCAATACAGTCATTGCCCTTTGCAATTTCTGTCATATCTAGTTCTTTAATGACTTGACGTTCAATTCGTTTCGATACCTTATCTGCTTTACCAATTTTCTCTGAACGGCAATAGTATAGAGTTTTCAGACCTTTTTTCCATGCCATAAAGTGAATGGCATGAACATATTTGATATTTGAATCTGGTCTAAAGAATAGATTGATTGATTGTGCCTGGTCAATATATTGTTGACGGTCAGCGGCAAGTTCGATTACCCAACGTTGGTCAATTTCCATTGAAGTCTTGAAAACTTCTTTTTCGTTGTCATCTAGAATATCAAGATGCTGTACAGAACCATCGTTTGCAATGATTGAAGACCACACATCATTATATTCTTCGTCCGCAACCTTTTGCTTTATAATTTCATCAAGCCACCGGTTCTTGTTGAGATGCGAACCGGACAAAGTGTCTTGACGGTATGCGTTAGCCCGATAAGGTTCAACACTAGGGCTAGTATTACCCATGATAATGGAAGAACTTGCATTAGGAGCAACGGCCATGAGATGGCTAAACCTATTCCCAGTA